GTGAGGAGCCTATTGCGGCTTTTATCAGCGGCGGAGACACAAACATTCAACTGCTTTATAGAACCGCCGTAGATGGCAGCACTTCAAATACTGTTGCTGCCGATGTCGGCACGGGCGCTAACGCAAACATTGTTTTGATTGCTGGCACTTACATCTGCGCCTAAAGGTAAACTTAAATGTCGTTAACCAAAGCTACGTTTAGCTTAATTGATTCAGCCCCCGTAAATATCAAAGATTACGGGGCGGTTGGCGATGGCGTGACGGATGACACAAGCGCGATCAATTCGGCATTGTCAGCGGCGGCGGGTAAAAGCATATTGTTTCCAGCGCAAAGCGGAAGTTTTTACCTTGTATCCGATGACTTGATTATCCAGTCAAACACAGTCGTTTACATGGAGCCAAGTGTTGTTATCAAAACAGCGCCAAATACTTTTGGAACTGGCGAAGCTATCTTTAAGATGGACGAAAAAAATAACATTACTATTCATGGAAATGGAGCAACACTGCAAGGTTTGCGTGAGGGCGTGCATCCAAACATTATTAGTTTTGGCGTCAGCATTACGGGTTCTACAAACATCCGCGTGTACGGTTTGAAGTGCATTGACCATAGCGGCGATGGATTTTTAGTTCAGGGCGCTGACGACAATACTCCGGCATTTTCAAAAGATGTTTGGTTGATAGATTGCGTGGCGCAAAACAACATGCGCCAAGGCTTGTCTATTATTAGTGCAAAAGATTTATGGGTTGATCACTGTCGTTTTTCAAACACAAATGGTAAAGAACCGGCGGCTGGGATAGACATTGAGCCGGAGTCAATTTCATCTTTATTTGGTATAAAAATTACAAATTGCATCGCTGACGATAATGAAGGCGGTGGATTTATGGTTGATTTTAATACCATTACCGAAGATGTAGACATCGAATTTGCAAATTGCGTTGCCATAGCCGGAACAGGGGTTGATGCTACAGGATTTGAAATTTCTAATACTCGAATCGGCGGCACAACTGGCTGGCGTTGCGCGTTAAACGACTGCGTTGCCGAAAACACAGGCAGCTATGGTTTATTGCTACGTAATATAAATAAAACTTTCAGCGGCGTTACCATTAACAATTTTCAAGCTCTTGATACAAATACTGGGCAGCACAGTGTTTATGGTGATACACCAGTTGCGTTTTATTCATCAAATAACGTGATTCATCCCGATCCGGGCAACATCAGAATTAACGGTTTAAGAATTTTTGATTCTGTTGCGGCAAGAACTCCGTATTACATCAACGTAGCAAGCGGAAATCCTTGGGATGACATTGTAATAAACGATTTAGAGTGGGTTAATACTGTAGGAACTGCCGTACCTTACGCTGACAACGGTATTACGAACACTTACATTTCATGGAGTCCTACCCCGTTTAGAGTTACGCGAACATCTGATACATCTTTGACAGCGCGTTGGTCCGGCTGGATTTTTGATAATACCGGCGATACCGGTTTAATGACGTATACTCTGCCGCCCGTTGCTCCGGGGTTATCATTCAGTTTTGAAGTAGTGGCCGCGCAGCTAATTCGTATTGATCCTAACGCGGCTGATCGCCTCTGGCCTTTCGGCGCTGGGGATGGAAAATACATGGAATCCAACACCATTGGCAGCACAGCAACCGTAAAGGCGAACGCCGCAGGAACAGATTGGGTTGTTGAAAGATTTGGAACGTGGGTTGATGAACCTTGACGTTTTTACGCAACAGACTATATTTGACCCGTACTGGCCCGGTTGACCAGGATTCCGTAAGGAAAACACATGTCGGACACAAATGAAGTCCCTGAAGTAGTAGCGGCTACGCCCGCGCCGGAACCGGAGGTCACGGCGACCCCGGAACCCGAAGTGGTTGCCCAAGAGGCGACGCAGCCGGAGGAAAAGCCTGCCAAGACGTTCTCCCAAGAGGAGCTAGACGCGCTGGTCGGCAAAAGACTTGCACGGGAACGTCGCAAGTGGGAGAGAGAGCAATCGCTAAAGGCAAAGCCCGAAATGGCTACGCCTGCCGTATTGCCCGACAAGGAAGCAGACCCAGACGCCTATGCGGAGGCTTTAGCCGCCCGTAAGGCCGAAGAACTGCTTGCCAAGCGCGAGGCAGAACGGGAGCAGATGGCTTTCCTTGAGGCTTATCACGAGCGCGAGGAAGCAGCTCGGGATCGGTACGAAGACTTTGAGCAAGTCGCGTACAACCCGTCGCTGCCGATTACGACCGTGATGGCTCAGACGATACAGGCATCCGATATGGGGCCAGATTTGGCCTACTATCTGGGGGCGAACCCCAAGGAAGCCGAGCGTATCTCCCGCCTGCCGCAATTCCTGCAAGCAAAGGAGATCGGCAAGATTGAGGCCAGATTGGCCGACAATCCTCCGGTCAAACGAACAACTAGTGCGCCCCCGCCGATTAAGCCTGTCACGGCCAAGTCCGTAGGTACGCCGGTTCGAGACACGACCGACCCTCGCTCCGTCAAGGAGATGAGTACGTCAGAGTGGATTGAAGCCGAGCGTATGAGACAGATTAGAAAGTGGGAAGCGTCTCGTACCCGCTAACTTCTTTGGAGAATTCAAATGGCTAATAGCCTGCTTACAATTGACATGATTACGAGGAAGGCTCTCGAAATCCTTGAGAACAACCTCGTTATCACCCGTAACGTGAACCGTCAGTACGACGACAGCTTTGCTGTTGAAGGTGCCAAGATCGGTTCGACCCTCCGTATCCGTCTGCCGGATCGCGCTCTTGTGACCGACGGCGCTGCGCTTCAGGTTCAGGACGACAACGAGCAGTTTACGACTCTCACCGTCGCCTCGCAGAAGCACATTGCCGTCAACTTTACCAGCGCCGAAATGGCCCTCCAGTTGGACGACTTCGCCGAGCGTGTTCTCAAGCCGCGTATCTCGCAGCTTGCTTCGAGCATCGACGCTGACGTTGCCAACTCGTTCAAGAGCATCTATCAGTCTGTGGGTACGCCGGGAACGACTCCGGGCACCTCGCTGGTTCTCTTGCAGGCCCAGCAGAAGCTGAACGAAGCCGCCGCCGTGATGTCGCCGCGCTATGCGACCGTCAACCCGGCTGCCAACGCTTCGCTCGTCGAAGGCATGAAGGGTCTTTTCAACCCGACCGACACCATCAGCCGTCAGTTCAAGAACGGCCTTATGGGCGTTGGCGTCCTCGGTTACGAGGAAGTCAACATGTCGCAGTCGATCAAGCAGCACACCAACGGTTCGCGCAGCACGGGTCAGACCGTGAACGGAAACGTCTCGGAAGGTGCTTCTGAGATCGTTCTGGCTTCGGCTGGTTCGGGCACGACCTACGCGGTCGGCGACGTGTTCACGATTGCCGATGTGTATGCCGTCAACCCGCAGACCCGCGAGTCCACCGGCAGCCTCCAGCAGTTCGTTGTGACCCAAGCGGCCACGTCGAACGCTGGTGCCGTCACGTTGAAGGTTGCTCCTGCGCTCTACTCGCCCTCGCACGCTCTGGCGACCGTCAGCACCTTGACTATCAACAGCAAGGCTGTGACGTTCCTCGGTGCTGCGTCGGGTCAGTATGCTCAGAACCTCGTGTACCACAAGGACGCGATTACGTTTGCCACGGCTGACCTCCTGCTTCCGCAGGGCGTTGACATGGCTTCGCGCCAGGTCCACAACGGTATCTCCATGCGCGTTGTCCGTCAGTACGACATCAACAACGACCGTATGCCGTGCCGTATCGACGTGCTGTATGGCTACTCGGTGATTCGTCCGCAGATGGCCTGCCGCATCTGGGGCTAATTTTTAATCTAATTCACGGAGTAACTTAAAATGGCACTTCCTAATGGTTCTGGTGGTTACCAGGTTGGTGCAGGCAATAGCGCCGAGGCGATTCTCGGCACGCTGGGTCCTGTCACTGCTTACGCTGGCGCGTCGGGCACGATTGCTGTGGCTGACCTTGAGAACGGAGTTTTCTCCGTTGATCCGGGCAGCACTAGCGCGGGCACGTATTCGTTTGCTGATGCGGCTGATGTTGACGAAGCGGTGTCGAGCGCCCGAGTGGGTAGCACGTTCGACTTTTACTGCATCAACCTCGGTGACGATGGCGGCAACGACATTACGTTCTCAGGCACGGGCTGGACGATTGTGGGTTCTGCAGAGGTGGCTGACGGCACGTCGGCTCATTTCCGCGCCCGCAAGACCGGCGATGCGGCCTGGACTTGCTACCGCCTCGGCTAATAGCAACGCTCCCGGCGGGTCAAACCGCCGGGGGCACTTCTTAAAGGAGTATTGATATGCCTAATACAAAGGCGATTGGTGTTGCATTTTCCGACCCGGAGTTGACGGCTGGCACTACCATTACTGGTGGCACGCTTGATTCCACTACGCTCGTTAATTCAAACGTGCGCAGCGGATTTTCTGCTTCTCAGCAGGGCGCGACGATTGCAACGACTGGCAACAGCGATGTTGTTGTTATTGCTCCGGCGGCAGGCGTGTTGTCGGCCGCGTGGTTTTCTGGCACGGATACTTTGGCGGCTAACGACAGCAATTACATTACGTTCTCCATCACGAACCTTGGTACGTCTGGATCGGGCACCGCAGCGATGCTGGCGGCGACTGATGCCAACACGACTAAGGCGACGGGTGGCACTGCGCTAACCGCAAACGCTCGACGTGTTCTCTCGTTGAACGGCACGGCAGCAAATCTTGTTGTTGCTGCGGGTGATCGTCTTCGTATTCGAGCTGCCGCAACCGGCACGCTTGCAAATACGGTGACGTTCCCGGTTTACGCGTTGAACTTTACGGTGGCCTAATATGCCGAATATCTATCTCCGTCACTACAAACATGGGACGAAAATAGCGATCTCGTGGTTGGAAGCGCGAGAGGATATGGAGCAGGGATGGGAAGAATTCGACCCATCTGAAGATGAAACGGAAGCTCCGGCGTCGGCAGAAATGTCGGCGTCGGAGAATTCTGTGTCACGGAACGCATTGAAAACACGTCGGCGGAAGTCGGCGTCTAACGATTAGAGGGCCGGATAATGGCTATTACTGCGCAGGACATTATCAACAAGTCCATGCGGTTGTTGGGCCTGCTTGCGGCTGGTGAAGTGCCAACTTCGGCTGAAGCCCAAGATTCGCTTTACAGCCTAAACTCGATTATTGATTCGTATGCGGCCAATCCGCAGTATTATTTTTGCACGCAATCTGAGCAGTTCTCGCTTGTAAACGCGCAAAACACATACACCATCGGCAACGATCCTGACGCGTCCCCCGCTGCAAACTGGGTGACGCAAAGACCGATTCGTATTGTTGGCGCGTTTGTGCGGGCTGGCAATGTTGACACGCCGCTTGCGCTGATTACGGAACAGTATTGGACGAACATTGTCGCTAAATCGACGGCAGGCACGCCGACGAAGCTGTTGTATCGGCCCAACACACCCTACGGGCAAGTGTTGTTGTACCCAACGCCGAACGCTGCAATTTCTATTTTTATCAAAGCAGAGAAGATGATCTCTCGGTATTCCGGGTTGTTATCAACGCAGTATCTACCGCCAGGTTATCAGCGGTTGCTTGAGTTGTCGCTTGCGATGGAACTTGCGCCTGAGTACGGATCACAAGTGAAGCCGGAAATTCTGGCAAACTTGCGTGCCGATCTTGATAGCCTTATTCGCACGAACATTCAGCCGTTGCCGGTTAACAAGACCGATAACGTACCTAATACGAATACTACGTTTAACATGCCGCCGATTTGAGGTGAGATATGGCAACAGTACGTGAGTTGTTAGGCGGCGCACACAGGCTTCTTGGGTTGGTTAACTCGGGTAACGTGCTGCCTGAAGCCGTGTACCAGGACAATCTGGTTGCGATGAACCAGATGATTGAAAGCTGGGATACCGAACGTTTGTCGGTGTTCTGTACGCAAGATCAAACTTACATGTGGCCGCCGGGAGCGCGTATTCAAACGCTTGGACCCACGGGCGATTTTTTGTATTTGCTTGGCACACAAAGCGAAGTGCCGATCATCACGCAGGGAGATGATTACCTTGCGCTTGAAGATGGCAACCCGCCGGTTGCGCAGCGCCCTATTCTGTTAGACGACTCCACGTTTTTCCGTGACCCGTCTACGAACGTGGCGTATGGCATCAAGTTTATCAACCAACTGCAATACAACAACATTGCAGTCAAGACGGTGACGAGTACGTACCCGCAAGTCATGTTTGTAAACAATACGTTTCCGAACATTACGTTGTCGGTATATCCGGTGCCGAGCAGACTGTTAGAGTTTCACTTTATATCGGTTCAGCGTCTTGCCAACCCGACGACTCTTGAGACCAATCTAGAGTTTCCGCCGGGATATCTGCGTGCGTTCCGCTACAACCTTGCGCTCGAACTTGCGCCGGAGTTTGGTGTTGCGCCGCCCCCGGACGTGCGCCGTATTGCGATGTACAGCAAGCGCGACTTGAAGCGCATCAACAACCCGCATGACGTGATGGCGATGCCGTACAGCCTGATGGCGCGTCGTAACCGTTACAACATTTACGCCGGAAACTACTAATCATGGCAACCAAAATTACGATTGCGAACCTTCCGGCTACCTCGTCAACGACGGGGCCGGATCAGTTCGTTTTGGTGCAAAGTGGCTTAACTAAAAAGATTACGAATACCAATCTTTTTACGAACGCCACGTTGACGAACCCGACGATGACGACGCCGACCCTTGGCGTTGCAGTAGCGACGAGCATTAACAAGGTTGCGATTACCGCTCCGGCGACGAGTGCGACGTTGACGATTGCCAATGGCAAGACGCTGACGGCCAACAACTCCATCACGCTTGCGGGCACTGATGCGACGACGATGACGTTTCCGTCCACGTCAGCAACAATTGCTCGAACGGATGCGGCACAGACATTTACCGGCACCCAGACTTTTTCTGGCGCAGTGGTCGGCAGTGTGCAATCGCTTTCTGGCCCTGGCGCGGTGAACGTCACGACCTTTACGACCGCGTTTACTTCTACCGGCACGGGCGATGCGCTGACGCTGGCTGACGGTGTAGCGGGTCAGTTTAAGGCCATCGTATACGTCGCAGAGGCCGCAGGAGCGGACACCGGCATATTGACGCCGACCAACTTTGGTAACGGCACGACGATTACGTTCAACGCCGTGGGCGAGAGCGTGTTGTTGCAGTTTCTCGGCACCGATTGGTGGATCGTGTCGAATAACGGCGCGACCGTCGCTTAATCCATGAAGACGCCGATCCTCGGCTCATCCTATGTCGTGCGTAGCCCTAACGCGGCAGACGCACGCATGGTCAATTTGTATCCCGAAGTTATACCCGAGGGCGGTAAGGAGCCTGCTTACCTACAGCGATGCCCCGGCATGAAGCTGATCGCTTCGGTCGGTCAAGGGCCGATTCGTGGGCTGTGGAGTTTTGATAACAACCTATATGTTGCTTCGGGCAGTGAGCTTTTTAAGGTTACGCCTAACATTACGATCACCAAGCTCGGCAACATTACCGGCACTGGCCCGGTGTCGATGGCTGATAACGGCTTTCAGTTGTTTGTCGCGTGTAACCCAGATGGTTTCATCTACAACTACACCACAAATGCGTTTCAGCAAATTACTGACCCAGATTTTCCTGGCGCGGTAACAGTCGGGTATCTGGATGGGTACTTTGTATTCAACGAACCCAATAGCCAGCGTATCTGGGTAACGCAGCTTTTAGACGGTTTGTCTGTTGATCCGCTTGATTTTGCCAGTGCCGAAGGCTCGCCTGACGGGCTGGTATCAATCATCATCGACCACCGCGAGGCGTGGCTGTTTGGCACCAACTCAGTTGAAGTCTGGTACAACTCGGGCAACCCCGATTTCCCGCTTGAGCGTATCCAAGGTGCATACAACGAAATCGGATGTATTGCCCCGTATAGCGTAGCCAAACTCGATAACAGCGTGTTTTGGCTTGGAGCCGACGCACGAGGTCAAGGCATCGTCTATCGCGCCCAAGGCT